AGTCCCATCGCGATGTCCTTCTGGTTCGCGGCGGCTTCCCGGCCAGCGTCAACGGTAACACGGCGAGGCGTGACCCAGTTGACCTTGTTCCACTCGTCGTTGGGAGGAAGCTCACCCCGGGCGATGGCGTTGCCAATAACGTAACCCCAGAGAGGGGTCAGGAATCGAGTCATAAACATGTGCTGGCGCGCACCGAATTGGCGCTCTGCCTTGGAGACGACCAGCCGGATTGCGGCGCCACCGATGCCGTTAGGATCTGCGGTGAACTGATACGGCAAGACTCCGGCTGTAGAGTCCTTCTGGAGATGTTCGATGAAGCCCGTAAAGCTGGCGTTTGGTCGCTGGCTCTGGAAGCTTTCAAGCTTCTCGCCCGGGGCGAGCGATAGGATCTTCCCGCCGATAAACGAACCGACCTGTTCCGGGTTGTCGTAGACACCATTGGGGTAATCCTGCGGACGCATACCGAAGGCCTCAAAGTCAGCAGTCGATCCGTCGAACTGAGGGTTTTCGCGAGTGATAGTCCGGGTGATGTCCGAGGCAGTCTTGACCGCCAGCTTCTCCATCGACAGGATCTCGAGAATATCAATCAGGTTGTTGATGCTGTGTTGCATCGGAGAATAAGCGCGCGCGCCTGAGACGTTCTCCGGGTGGTGCAAGTGCATGATCGAGTTGGCCGCAATCAAGCGAGTCGTCCCGTCTGACCGAATAACATTGTAACCAATTACGGCGCCGTACTTATTGAAAAGGATGCCGTCATACATTCCATCCGGCGCGCCTACTGCGGCGAGGGAAGTGCCAACCCGGTGCGACTCGATGAGCTGGATCTTAGCTACGCCGTCCGAGGAATAAGTCTTCAGGATGAAGATCTCGCCATCGACGTCCACCTTACGACAAGCAATCTGCTGACTTTCCCAGAGGTTAAAGCGCCCGGTGATGTCGCATGGCTTGTTCGCCCAATCGTTGAAATAGCACTCGCTGGCTTCGTTCCAAGCTTCATCCTTCGTGGCGGCTTGCGCCCGGATCCCGTCGCCGATGGCGTAGATCACATTGTCCGAAATCATCTGCCGGATCAGGCCGGAGTTGACCGCGAGCCAGCGCATCTTGCGCGTAAGCTCCTGACGGTCGAAAACCGTCATGACTTTCTTCTGGTCTGCCGGCCAAGGCGTGTTTACCCATTGGCGCTTGTTGGAATATTTAGCACCCTCAAACTGAGAGAAGATCCCGGAGCCACCACCACCGAATCCATCGGCGCGCGTCTTCAGGCCGCGGCGCTTGGCGTAGGCCTTAACGTCTCGGATTGCTTTCCTGATTTCCTTCTTGGTGGGTTGCTTAGGCATGACAGATTAAAGTCCCCTGAAATTCCAAAGTCCATTGTAAACACGCACCCGGTCAATAGATCCGTACTGAGACGGATCCTTAATCTGGAGGGCGTAGCGACACTCGATGAGGGTCGTCTGGATGTCCATAGGGAAAGTCTTGGAGACGGACGTGCCGGAGTCAGCGTATGTCATCATGGTCTTGCCTTCCATGAGCATAGACGCGGCCTTGTCCGCGATTGCCTCGATACGGGCTTGCGAGAGAATAAGGAAGCACCCGGTTGCCTGAGCCATAACCCTACGCGGGAGTCAAAGGAAGGCCCACCCCATGACTCTTTGAGCAGAGGGGGTGGGTGCCACTTCACCAGACCATGCCCGGACGAGTGAAGCGCATGGAGAGATTGAGAGATCCGGCGCGCGCTGTCAAGACTCAGCAGGAGTGTTTTCTTCCTCGGTCTTGGTTTCCAGCACATCCTCTGCCCGTCCCGTAAGCTTCCAAGCCAGAGCCGGGAGGATTAAGATGACCTCGCAATCCCAAAAGTGATTGTCCTTGGCTATCGCTTCCCAGAATGGTTTCCCGTTCGTTCCGATGGTTCGCTTCTCGGACTTCATCTGATCCTTGTATTCGTCAGAGACGTCCTTGGGGATCATGTGACGCCCACGCTTGATAAGAGCCGCAAGAACGTCCTTCAGTCGAAGGTTGGAGAAGTAGAAACGCTTGACCCTCTTGGTTCCCACAGCTTCGACGACCGGGGCGGAGTAAGGCCTAAGCTCAGTCTTGAGTCCTGCCGGAGTCTTGACCCTCCAAGCGAACTCGTTGCGCTGGTCACCGCGCGTGGCGACCCAGCCGTTAGTGGCGCAAGCGGCGAGGACTTCATCCGGCTGGTAACCGCTATCGACGAATACGTTAGCTGGGTGAACTCCATATTTCTTATGAGAGTCCACTAACTGCGACCAGTTAAAGCAATACCCGCAATCAATTAGCCGGGATCTACCGTCGCCAGACCATCCGCGGATGACCCAATAAAACCCTCGCTTCTGAACGTCCACGCCCATAAACCTCATCCGCACAAAGTCCGGCTCGGTGCGCTGTTCCGGGGTGATGGCATGATAAGGGGTGGGGCGACCCTTTACGAAGCCACCCTCATGCTCCCAGTCTTCCGCCATGACGAAGTCCCCGGGCTTGGCCTCGGTCTTAATCTCGTCCGGCTGTTCTTCAAACTTTTCAGCCAGCCGCTTCTGGATGAAGATCCTTAACGGCTCTTCGTCGCCGTATTCTTCGATGGCTTCCTTGGCCTTAATCATCATGACCGCAAGCTCACCCCAGCTCATTGTCGCTACGCTGTTCCAATGAAGCCCGACGTAGCTGGCGTTGCTTGATTGCTTTGTGGAAACAAACTTGCCCTTGATGTTAGCTTCCAGCCGGGTTGAATTGGTATCTGGCAAGCGCGCCTTGCACGACACGCACTCAAACGTAGTGCCTTGTGACACCTTGATAAGATCCCACTCGTCGTTGACCTTGGAGTCCTCCGGGAACTTTACCTGACTCCACGCCCAAGGCTGAAGATGACCGCAGGACGGGCAACACATATTCCACTCCCGCATGTCAGTGGACTCATGGAGCTGATGAAACTCCTGCCCGGCAATCCCACCCTGTGACATCATCATGCGCTTCCCCATCCAGCCAAACGCGGTCACGCGCGCGCTCGCTTCGGCTAAGTGTCCGGGTGGCGCCATCCAGCACTCGTCGGCGATAACGTAACGCAGGGAAAGGCGTTGAAGATTCGTCTCGTTGTGAATCCCGCGACAGTAGATCGTCATGCGGTCAAAGTCCGACGTCGTAGATCTTTCCATGTCGTCGTTCTTGAACTTGGCCTTTACGGGTGGGCAGTTGTTCCAGACCGGGCGGAGATAGCGAATGGAAAAGTCCTTGGCTTCGGCATCGGTCGCCTGAAGGATCATAGTCGGCCCGGGTTGATTCGCGATAACGTAGCAAGAAAACAGGCGCGCCAGCAGAGACTTGCCGGACTGGATGCTCGCAAGCACCGTCAGTAGGCGCGTCTCAGGATCTGCGGCGATACGCAAGGCCTCCGCAATCCATGGTGTGCGCTCTGCTCGGAACGGGCCGGGCATAGGAGAGTCCGGGATTGCTAGGACGTTCGCCTCCAGCCACTCTACGGGATCCCCGGAGTATGCCGGCCGCAAGACAGACTTCCCAATCTTAATCAGCTCCGCCTTATTCATCCTTGGAAAGATCTGCGCGGACTCGGAGCGCCCACGATTCCAGAACCTTTACCGCCTTCGCCGGATTTTCCGGGTTGCATGCCTCGGCGACATCCAGAGCGAGCTTGTCTAGACGGTTCACGAAATCTCCGGCGAGCTTACGCATGGCGTCCGCGGAGTCCCCGGCGCGGATGTATTCTCGGTTCATAAGCGCAAGGCGATCCGCCTCGGCCTTGAGCTTGGTCAGGGTGTTAACCGTCTTGTCGTAAGAGGCGTAGAGCCGGGACTGTTGCGGCGACCCGGACTTAACCGCCTTGATGTATTGGTTGCGAGAGATCTGAACGAGGATGCGCTGGCGCTCAATGATTGAGTCGAAAGTCTCAAGGACGGTCGCTGGGGTTTTCTCGTCTGGCTCATCCGGCACTTCCGCTGGAGCATCCTGCGACGCGCTTCCTTCCATCTTAAAATCAGAAGGCGGGATCCCGGTCGAAAGATGCCGCTGGGCGCGCCACTTCTCCGCTTCCTCGACGCTATCCAAGGGCATCCCTTCAGCTACGAGCTGAGAGATGCGTCCCGGGGAAAGCTCCCAGCGTTCCACCAATGTCTTCTGGCTGATTGCCATCAGCTACGCTTCTTATGATCTTCCGACAGGATAACGGGAACAGAGTGCTTCCAAGTCACTCGATGATGGATGCGTTCGTAAGTAGAATTAAGAACGCTAACCTTAACGGATGAAGGATGATACATCACCGAATAGAATGACTTGACGTAAGTCCCAAAGGCCTTGTAGATGTCCGTGAGTCCTCCGGCGTTGGCTTGAGTCTGCTTCTGTTGAAGCGCGACGGTAGTCATTGTCAGGAAAAGGTTGCCACGGGATCCCAGCGTGACGTATGCGTTGACGTCCTCGTTGGTGCTACCAAAGAATTTGAACGGTCGATCCGTAGAGCAGATGAAGCTATTCATGCACTTTCGTTTAGGCTTATGCCATGCGTTTCCATCTTTACCTCCGACAAAATCTCCGCCTTGCGCCATAGCGATTGAGAGAGCCGGAATCGACATGTAGTAATCCAGCATAGCGTCTAGCACCGAATCGAGATCCTTCATCCAAGATCTATCGATGAAGTTTCCTTTGCCATCGCGCTTATGCCGGAAGTCGTTGTAGTCGTCATCCAGCATGAAGAAGTATTTGATGCCTAGATCCCGGGCGATGTCCCAACAGATGTTTCGAGCGTAGACGACGGCCCGGCGGTCGTTAAAGTTGTCACCTTCATCTGTCATCTCGATGGCCTTCTGCTTACTAAACACATACACCTGATCTCCGAATTCTTCCTTGTAGTCGCCTAGTTGTTTATCGAGATCGTCAACTACGAGCACGATCCTCCCAGTGTAGCCACACTTTCGGAGAGTACGGAAGGTGTCCACCCGGCCAGCCCGACCATGCGTCAGGATGAACGTGGCAAAATCTTTATGCTTCATCATCGACGACGGCCGGATACGAGTCGGAGTAAATGCCTTCAAGCTTCTTGGACAGCTGAACATATCCAAGCTCGATGGCTTTGTTAAAGTCAATGACTACCAGCGCGGACTTCTCCATGAGATCCTGAACGGCCGGGGTCGCATGGCAGTAATACTCGGCAATCTGATGATAGTTAAAGACGTTGTGCCTCTGTGCGGCGCACCACAAGAATTGCTTTAAGTCCTCGGGGAGATCCGCGGCGTTGATTTCGTCAAGGAGTTGAATCGCCTTTGTCCTATCCACCAAGGTGTGAAGCTCCGGCTGGTCTCCCTTCGGGGTGTAAACCGGGGTGTCGATCTTCTTGGAGTATTCCGGGCGGTCAGAGGTGATGGCGCCTCCCGGCCCATCCGTATTCTGGGCGACGGCAGGATCTACATACGACCCGGCATCGGAGATGAGGGAAAGCATCTCGGCGTCGCTGAAACCGATAGCGGACATGTCCACCTCGTCTGCCGCCTGAATAGCAAGCAACTCGTCGCGCAAGATCTCCGCATCCCACCCGGCATTAAGGGCGAGCTTGTTGTCTGCGAGGACGTAGGCCTTCACCTGTTCTTTGGAGAGGTGCCGGAGCTTGATGACCGGGACTTTCTCCAGCCCTAATTTCTTCGCCGCGAGCAGACGACCATGTCCGGCG